CACAGAGTTTTGGTCGATGTTATTGGTCGCGTCCATTCCCCTGTTGTAGAAATCTGTATTTTGAATACCTTGTTTAGTTATATCTTCAAGGTCTTCGTTTGTTAAGCTTGGAAATTGCTTCTTTAATTCGTTGAGCGGGATTGTTTTTACTTCTCCAACATAGTAAATGTCTTCAAAATAAGGGGAGTCTGTATAAGAATAAATAATATCTGCTGGATCAACATAGTCTACTTTTACGCCCTCAGAGGTAGAAAAGGTATTTTTAACGCAGGCCATACCAAGAACGGTAAGGTCATAATTCAATCTTCGTCTTGTTAGCTCATATCGATTCCCCTCTAGCAAAGTGTTTAAAGCTTGCTCTTGAGCAATTTCAGCGGATTGCTTGTAACTGAGCTGCATATGCAATTCTAGCTCTTCTTTTGAATCAGGCAGTTCTTCTTCGGGGGTTTCAAATAAGCTTATCCCAATTTCTTGCTGGACGTAAGCGTTTAGTTCACGATTCTGCATGTCACGCAAAATGGACTCCATGTATTCCGTACGCTTGCTCATTCCGTAAGGATCTTGAGAGAAAGCTTTAATATCAAAAACGCGATCAGACATTCCGTTCACCACAATATCCACAAACTTAGGAATAATAGGCACAGGCTTCCAGTCAATATTCAAATAAGATAAGTCACCGTTAATCGATAATTCATCTTTATACTTCTGTACAGACTGCTCGCCTCTAGCGTACAATCTTCGTCTATGGAATGTATTCTGATTATTATGGTATCGATTTGTACCAGAGTCCCTTTTAAACCACTCGTTTTCTATAGCCTTAGCGACCTTGAGGCCATACTCTTGGCTAACTTTTTCTAAATCACTAGCGATTTGGCTTGGGAAATAACTTTTTACAACTGCTTCAGCCATTATTTTCTATTATTTGAGATCTACCGCCGCTATTATTATACCGGCCTAAATTTATATTTAACTTTTGGGTTTGTCTTTCACCTACTGGTCTATACATGTGTTTGTTGCATGCCATTATCGCCAGTCCTGAGCTTATCGCAGCATCAAATTTTGTTCTGTTGTTTATGTCAAAACGAGCCCAGTCATTTAATGTTTGATTGAAATACATTGAACCGTATGTTCCGTCGTCTTTTAAACCAATATATTTATCAATATAGGATTCAATTGCAGCAGCATGCGCTTGCTTAATGTCTTCACTTGAGTTAGGTATTCCACCTATTTCTTTTTCAGCAGTGGATAACTTGTTCCAAATTTTATCAGGGCGATTCATGGAGTAACCACGATACCCTCGTCTTTTAAAATAATACAATAGTCTCGGCTTATTGTTCTCTGCCAGTATTGGCATGCCGTAAAATACACAGGCCATTAGTACGTCTTCAAAAAATATTTCAGCGGTTTGAGGCCTAGCTACATACTCTAAAAAAAACGTATGTGGCGGCGCATCTTCCATGCTAAACGTAGTAAGCCCGTGCAAAGCTCCTTTTGAGCCATTGCCTCCGACGGTTCCTGATATATCATAACTATCACACCCAAACGCTCCAATATGATCGTTTCCTGGGAATTTTGTTCCGCCTTTTATTACTTGTCTGTTTTGCAGCTCTCTTTTTGGCACCCAGCTTATTCTAAAGCGGCCGTGGGAGTTTGGCGTAAAAACTACCTCAGAGTCTTTAACCCCGTTTTTCCATTGGAAACTGCCTTTTGTTACAAGGTTAGAATGCAGTAAATCACCGTTGTAATCTATTTGCTGATGTATTTTAACTAAGTTAAATATACTATTTTTAGCTTCATCACGGAAAGCGTGCTCTTCTGTGCGTGGAAATTGACGGTAGAATTCATTCAGCGCGTCAGGGTCGCCTTTTAAACCGGCTGCTTCGTTTTCCCAATGCTCTACAACACCTACATCTATTATATCGCCAAGCGGTCCTTTAATAAGTGTTTCAGGAGTAGTGAACACTGGTTGCCCGTGCTCGTCAATAAACCCCTCGTAGTTCCATTCCATTGGTATAAACAAAGAGTATAAGCCTGTCTTTGTTTGCCCGTTTGCATTTCTTTTTGTTACGTCAGAGCCGTCATACAGCTTCTTAAAGTTTTCTCCTCCTTTATCTAAAGCGTTTGAGGTTGAACCCATCATACACTTTCCAATAATACGAGAACCTAATCGCAGCGTTGTTTTTGTAACTCGCCAGTTATTTAATATATTGTCAGGTCTTTCCCACTTGCCACTTTCGTCATGTACTAAAAGCTTTAGCTTTTCTCCATCATAGGAGTTATCTCCAGTGTTTTTCCAGTCAATAGTGGTGTCAAGCCCTTGTAGTTGTTCTCTTTGGTCGTTAGCCTGTATAGACTTTCTTGTTAGCTTTGACGCTGGCACTCTATATGCTAATTCTGTTTTTGGACGGTCCATACCGTCTTGTATAGGTTTGAAAAAGAAAGGATAGTTAACCGAGATCGGCACTACTTTATCCGTAAACATTTTCTTTGCGTCACTACCAGACTTTGATAAGATACCAAATCGGGCATCACTAGATATTGTCGCCATGTTTACCGTCTCGCCGGATGCCATAAAAGAAAACCCAGAACGGCGGTTTTTAAGATAACACATACCGTAGCATCGTTTATCCGCTTTGCAGGCTTCCCAAAATATAAAGAACAATCTGTTAGCCTCTCGGAAATCAGGCTGCCCTACGTCAATCTTGCTCCACTGTAGATACATATAATGTGTACCTGTTAAATATGTTGGCTCATTTTGATTCATAAACCAATGTCCTTCATCTCTCCGAGTGAATTCGTCGTCAATATAGGATCCCCAGGAGTCCTTAAACTCATCCGGGTATTCCTTCCAGTCAAATATAGTCTTAATATTTTTAAGAGCCTTAGGATACTCCTTAGGCGTCCATTTGTTTTCGCCTTTATCTATGTTTTTGGGGGCAGGTGGTAATGCAATCTGAAAGTTTTGTATTTCATATATTTCACCAATACGTCCGGTCTTACTAATAACAACAAGGTCATGCTCTTTATTATAGCCGTACTCCCATGATTTAGACTTATTAAGCCTAGCTATCGTAGTAAGTTTAACTGGTTGAACTACCTTATATAACGTTTGTGCGTACATTACTTAGACCTTTTTTCTGCAAACCCAGAGAAAGCTTTTTTAGCGTCTTCTTTTGGCTTGTTTTCTAAAATACGCTCTTCTTCTTGTATGCGATTTAATATTTCAAATGCATCAAAGATTGCAAGCTTTTTTGTAGCTGCTGCGTTTTTTAATCTATCTGCAGAAACATCATCTTCTGTGTTGGTGATGATTTTCTCTTCAGCAACCTTAATTAGTTCTTCAACTGCCCGATGCCCAGCTTGTATTATACTCTTCTTCGTCTCCTTGATATTCATATTTAATTGTAATAGATTGTGTCGGTACGCGGTATAACCTTTCGCTGTCTATGATAAATTCATATTCTGCTCCTGGCTTAAACCCAACTAATGTGCCGGGTGGTAGACTTTCATCTCCAAATTTTATAATACCTTTACCAATTACTTCTTTGCCAGCGGCAAACATTTCATTATTCTTCAGCGGCTTTACGAAATAAAAACCCTCCGTTGGTTGCCATATACTACCCGGTGGTTTATATGCATATAACTGATCAGGCTTTACAAAGTACATATCTTCTTCAAAATAACTACGGCTGTTTTTTTCATTGCCGCGTACGTCATAAAATCTTCTAAAGACATTATGATGTACAATTATTTCATCACCTGGTTTTATTTCGGTTTCACCAATTATAGGCGTGCCAATTACAATGCCAACGCGGTTTACATATTGGTAATTTTGTAATTCAGTATTCAGTATTAATT